AAGAAATGAACGATTTAAACAAAACCCTAAGAATAGCAATGTTTGGGACTTTTGGTTTTATAGGAACTTTATTCATCGCTTTTGTAACAATCGTATTCGGAAACTAATGCACACTTCAGACAAAGGCTTTGAGCTTATAAAAAAATTTGAAGGCTGTGAGCTTGAGGCTTACCAATGTGCTGCGGGAGTTTGGACTATAGGATATGGCCATACTAAAGATGTACAAGAAGGTGATAAGTGGACTGAAGAAAAAGCAGACTTTATGTTATGGCGTGAGCTTGATGATGAGTATGAACATTATGTTAATTCATTGGTAACTGCCCCAATGAATCAATCCCAATTTGATTCTTTAATTTCTTGGACATACAACTTAGGACCAAATAATTTAAAAAAATCTAGCATGCTTAGAGTCTTAAATGAGGGAAAGTATGACGAAGTTCCCGCGCAAATGAAAAGATGGAATAAAGCAAAAGGCAAAGTTTTGGCTGGTCTTACAAGAAGAAGAGAAGCTGAAGCTTTGATGTTTGAGGGTAAAAGCTGGGAACACATATAAAATGGGTTTACAAAAAACATTATTCAAACCAGGGGTAAACAGAGAAGGAACTGATTATAGTAACGAAGGCGGTTGGTTTGATATTAATCTTGTAAGATTTAGAAAAGGCTTACCAGAAAAATTTGGCGGTTGGGCAAAAGAAAATCTTAATACTTTCTTAGGAACTTGCAGAGCTTTGCATTCTTGGGTGGCTTTAGAAGGAACTAAATATTTAGGTTTAGGAACTACTTTTAAATATTATATAGAGGAAGGATCCTCCTTTAACGACATTACCCCAATAAGATCTACAACTAGCGCTGGAGACGTTACTTTTTCTGCATCAAACGGTGATGCGACAATTACTGTCGCTGATACAGCTCATGGAGCAGTTGCTAATGACTTTGTAACTTTTTCTGGAGCAGTCTCTCTTGGCGGTAATATTACTGCTACGGTGCTCAATCAAGAATATCAAATAGCAACAATTGTAAATACTAACTCATATACAATTGAAGCTAAAGATACTAGCGGCGATCCAGTATTGGCCGCGGCTGGAGACAGCGGTAATGGTGGAGGTTCCACAGTTGGAACTTACCAAATAAATGTAGGTCTTGATGTTTATGTTCCTGGAACTGGTTGGGGAGTAAATGGATGGGGCGAAGGAACTTTTGGTTCTGTTACTGCTTTATCTGTTACCAACCAATTAAGACTTTGGACTCATGATAACTTTGGCGAAAACTTAATTATAAATGTTAGGGGTGGCGGCATTTATCAATGGACTGAAAACAACGGCGTTACAACAAGAGCTGTTGACATGTCTGGAATATCTGGTGCTAACTTAGTGCCTACGGTTGGTTTACAAGTTATTACTTCAGAAATTGACAGACATTTAATTGTTTTAGGCGCTGATCCAATTAATGATGCAGGTTCAGCTAGAACAGGAACAGTTGATCCTATGTTAATTGCTTTTAGCGATCAAGAAAACAACTTAGACTTTGAGCCAACAATTACTAATACTGCTGGGTCTTTAAGACTATCCTCTGGTTCTTCAATTATTGGAGCTGTTAAATCAAGACAAGAGGTATTGGTTTGGACTGATACTGCTTTATATAGCATGCAGTTTGTTGGACCGCCGTTTACATTCTCGGTTAACTTAATTAACGAGGGTACTGGCTTGGTAGGGCCAAAAGCTGCAACAACAGCTACTTCTGCTGTTTACTGGATGGGCTACAACAATTTTTACGCTTATAACGGTAGCGTACAAACTTTGCCTTGCAGCGTTCATAATTACGTATTCAACGATATTAACCTTACGCAATCTTTTAAAATTAACGCTTTTACAATTGCTGATAAAAACGAAGTGGGTTGGTTCTACTGCTCTGCTTCAAGCAACGAAATAGACAGATATATTATTTATAATTATGCAGAACAAACTTGGGTGTATGGTCAACTTAGCAGAACGGCTTGGCTAGACGCTGGTATAGAGAACTATCCTAGAGCTGTAAGTAGTGGTTATCTGTATCAACAAGAACTAGGCTTTGACGATGATGGCTCGCCGATGACAAATGTGTTTATTGAAAGCTCTGACTTTGATATAGGTGATGGCGAACAGTTTACTTTTATTAGAAGAATCATACCAGACTTTAAATTTATCCAAAATGCTAACGAAAATGGCTCAGTCAATATTGTTGTTAAAACAAGAAACTTTCCTGGAGATTCTTTAACAACCAACTCTACCAGCGCTATACAAGCCAGCACTCAGCAAGCTTACGTTAGAGGCCGAGCAAGACAAATGGTTCTTAGGTTTGAATCAAATGATGACGCTGAAAACAACGGTAATTTAGGAATTGGCTGGAGACTCGGCGCAACAAGAATAGATATCAGAACTGACGGAAGGAGATGAGCAAGCTACTTCCAACTCAGCTCCCGCAAGCGCAAGGAGAGGGCGTTACTTCTTCTACTTTTAATAGACTTATAAGAATTTTAGAGATAAACTTAGGAGCAGTAGACCCTGATAATACTTTGCAATTATCAACTACTCAACGTGATAAGTTAAATTTTAATCTTGGCACGCTAATCTTTAATACAACAACCCAAGTGTTGCAAGTATTTAACGGGACTGAGTTTATTGATTTAATGAATGAACCCAATCCTCAAGGATACGAAGCCCAAGGTTTACTGGGTAGTATTTCGGTAAAAACAAACGGAAATATTACAATAACCTTGTAAAATGATAATATAACATATGGAACAAGGTATGCTAAACAACGGACAGAGAAAGCAACTAGAAGGAATTGCAGCTTTAGGCAGAAACGAAGATACTTATTTGGCTCACGTGGCGCCAGATGAGATGATCGTCCCAGCTCAAGCTTTACGCGATAACCCACTTTTAAAACAAGCAATTCAAAAATCTATTTCTAAGTATGGGATTGATCCTAATCAATTCTTAGTTGGAAATGGCAGTATGGATTTAAACCCTTTAACGGGTCTACCAGAGTTTGGATTTTTATCTAAAATTTGGAAAAAAGCTAAAAAGATAGTTAAAAAAGTTGCTCCTGTAGCGGTTAATTTTATTCCTGGCGTTGGCCCTTTAGCTAAAGCAGCCTTAACAACAGTTGCTGGTAAAGCCTCAGGCTTATCAACAAAAGAAGCTTTGTTAGGTGGCGCTTTAAGTTACGGAGGTAGCAAGCTCTTTGGAGGAACTCCAAGTTCAGCCGCCTCAAAAGGCGGAAACTTTTTTTCTAGAGCAAAAGAATTTATTACCCCAGGCGCAGACGGCGTTGGAATATTTGGCAACGTAAAAGAGTTCGTACTTCCAGGTCAAGACAAAGTTGGTCTTTTCGGCAACGTAAGAAAAGGTATTGGGAGTCTGTTTGGCGGACCTCAGCAACCTCAGCTAGAAATGGGAGCAGATGGAAACTATTTTGATCCTGTTACTGGTGATGTTTATACATACGATCAACTTTCTGAAATGGGAATGTTGGACAGATCTGGCAACTTAATTAATTCTCCTTTGGCTAATTTAAGCAACGATAGAGGATTTTTAGATACAGCAAGAGATTTTGTTAGACCAGGACAAGAAGGTCAAAGTCGATTAGGTATGATCGAAGATATGATTAAAGGTAGACCTTCAGATCCTGTAAGAGCAGGTGGAGGATTTTTAGGCGGCTCTCCAGGTCAAGGCGGGGGCGGCGGTATGTTTGGCGGCAACCTTGGGCTTATGGGCCTAGCAGGTTTGGCTGGTAAAATTGCTTACGACGCATCTAAAGAAAGAATGGGTGGTATAGCAGAAACTCCTAAAGTAACGATGGATCAATTAGGTAGATACCAAATGGCTCAAAACTTAGGAACAGGCGGTAGTAGAGCAGACTTTGATTTGGCTCCTGCGCCTGTAGCTTTAGAGTTTGCTAACGGCGGTGAGGCTAGACAATATTTTAATCAAGGTGGTTTAGCAACAATGATTGGCGAGCTTGATATGCGAGACGGCGGAGAATCAGAAGGACCAGGTACTGGTACTTCAGATGATATACCAGCGATGTTAAGTGATGGCGAGTTTGTTATGACCGCAAAAGCTACACGCGGAGCTGGAGCATTTGACGTCAACAAAACCAAATCTGGTATCGAGCTTATTAAAGGTGGTAGCGCTTCACGCGAAGAAGGTGTAAAAAACATGCGTGAGTTAATGAATATTTTTGAGGCAATATAATGGCTGAACCAATGAATCCTGTTTTACAGGCTTTAGACAGAAGAGAGGTTATTTCTGATCCTGCGGTAAGAGAATTATATTTTGGCTCAACTGATACCCCAGGTTTAATTAATCAAGCGACAAGAGCTGCTCAAAAAGCTTATCTAGATCAACCTGCTATCTTACAAGAAACAGCGGGATTATCAGCGCAAGAACAACAAGCAAGACAGTTAGCTCAACAAGGTATTGGCTCTTATCAACCTTTTTTAGACAGACAACAAAGTTTAATCCAACAAGGCATATCTGACTTAGGCACGCAAAGAGGCTTATTAGGTGAATCTTTAGGTGGCTATAGATCTGCTTACGGCATGCAACAACCTTATTTTGGACAAGCCGAAGGACAATTAGGCTCAGGTTTAACCAATCTTTTTGGTAGTTTAGGTTTTGGCGGGCCATCAGCTAGACAGCTTCTTGGTCAATCTTTACGTGGTTACGATCCAAGAATGGCAGGCCAGTTCTACAATCCATTTGAGCAACAAGTGGTTGACCAAACAATTCAAGACGTTTTAAAAGCTGGAGAAATGCAGGATATCAAACAAAGGGCATCCGACATTTCTCGAGGTGGCGAATCAGCATTTGGCTCAAGAGCTAGATTAACAGCGCAAGAAAGACAAGAATCTTTAGGCCGAGGTCTAGGCGACGTATTAAGTAAAATTAGATCTGGCGGATTTAATACTGCTCAAGAAAGGGCGTTACAAGAATTACAAAATCAAAGATCAGCAGCTCAAAGAGGATCTCAGTTAGAAGCTGGGTTTGGGGCGCAAGGATCTGACGCTCAAAGACAATATGCTCAAGACTTGCTTGGTTTAGGTCAAGGCAGATCTGCCGCGGCAAGACAGTTGGCTGGAGATATATCTGGCATAGGTACTGGGATTGCTGGAATAGGAGCTAACTTAGCAGGATATGGCTCTCAACTAGGAGATCTAGGCGCAACGCAACAACGACTAAGAGCTCAAGATATTAGTTTATTAGAAGGTTTAGGATCTACTCAAAGAGGAATTGATCAACAAAGACTAGACAGACAATATGCTCAGCAACAGGCTACAAGAATGGCTCCAACTCAAGCTGCATCTTACATACAAGGTTTTGCACCTGCATATCAATCAGGACAAACCCAAGTTGATAAAACATATGGCTTACCTGTTGATCCAAGAAATGCAGCACTTGCAGCTGGTTTAGGGGTTTACAATACTTTTAGACCGCAACAGCAGCAACAAAATAATACTACAGACGCTGCCAGAAGATATTACGAGCAACAATTAGCTGCGCTTCAAGGGCAGCCAGCAGGAAATACAACTCCCGCTGCGACATATCAAACTCCACCTCCACCACCAGGACCTCAAGCCAGCGGAGCTGGTTTTGTTCCAGGTGTAGGCCAAGGATATGCGCCTCCAGGAACAGATTCTAATTACTATAATCAGTTTGGAGTAGGACCTTAAAGTGAATGTATTACAACGAAGAATGTTTGCAGCTGGAGATGAAGCAGCATCTAAACAAAATATATTACCCTTGTATGAGAAACATGCAAAAGGAAATCCAATTGTAGATGATCGGGGTATGGACCCTATTTTCGATTCTTTTTTAGATAGATACGGAATTAGCCCAGCTCAGTATGCTGAGATTCATCAGAAAGCTGGCAACAGAGTTATTTACGATCCTGGTCTAAAACCTGTAACTCCATTTCTTGATCTTTTTGCAGGAAGAACAGCATTAAAAGGAATAGGCAATCTTCTTCTAAATAGAGGAATGAAAGAAACTGGCGAGTATGCAGCTGTAAAAGCTACAGGCAATATGGGCCCTCCTTTGGTTACTCCAATAATGAAACCATCTACTACTTTAAGCGCTCCTGGCAGATCAGCAGCAATTGCTGCTAGCTTGCCTTTAGTATCAGGCGCAGCCGCAGTACCTCAAGATGATGAGGATGAAGAAGCACCTTTGGTCGCTCTAGATCAAACTCAAGTAGAGTTAGATAAAATTAAAGCCGAGGCAGAAGCAAAGGCAAAGTCAGAAGCTGAAAAAGCAAAAGCAGATAAGGTAAAAACAAAACAAGAAATTGATAACATAAATTCTATTTTAAAAGTTCTAGATTTAGAGGATAAAGAAAACAGAGAGGCTTTTATACAAAAAAGACAAGAAAGAAAAAATAGAAATACAGGAATCTTTCTTAACGAAATGTCTAAAGCTTTTGCAGCAACAGACAATCTTGCAGACGGTATAGCAATTGGAGCAGCAAATGCTTCAGATGCTGTAATGAATGCTGATGAAATAGAAAGACTAGAAGATGTTGAAGCGGGTAAAGACTTAAAAAAATTAATGGCAGACGCGGCAGAAGATGGCAAAGTTAGCGATCAAGACTGGCAAGATTTAACCAAAAGATACCAAGAATCTGCAACTTTATTGCAAAAGCAAGGTAACTTAATGTCTATAGTTGATGAGCTAGATGCAGCCGCTGCAACAGGAAGTGTTACTGGTATCAATGGAATTATAGGAAGACTAATAGATGACATAGCTGGTTTCACTGGCGTTGGTGGAGATATAGTTGGCGCAGCAACAAAAGCTGTAAACCAAGGTAAATTCTTAACCGCTCAATCTATTACAGAAATATTACAAGAGGGTGGAAAAACTGTATCAGATAGAGACAGAGATTTAATTAAAGATATTATGGCCAACTTTGAAAGTTGGTTTATGACTAAAGGTGAAGCAAGAGATAATTTAGGCAGAGTTAGGGTAAACATGCAATCAGCATTTAACAAAAGTAAAGCAGACTTACAAGCAATAAAAAGAAAGTTTGGCAAACAAATACCAGAACTAGAAGAGTACGATAAAATTTATGGAATATCATCAACTCAAACTGAACAAAAAGATGATGCAACCATGCTTGATCCATCTTTGATACAACCTATTGGCTAGTAAATGGCAGTAAAAATAAGATTACCCAACGGCAGATTTATTAAAGTCGATACCGACGATATGAATGTTGCTCAAAAAACAGCGGCTCAATATTACAATTCTGGAGAAGCTGGTTTTGTAGACAGCGTAACTCAGAATATGGCCGCAGAATCAGACAAAAATAAATTTGATACTGAATCTGGTGTAAACGCTCCTTGGTTAAGAACAAAGTTAGGAGCAATGGAAACTCAAGGCGGCAAAGAAAGAGTCTTAGAGGAAGCTGTTGGCAGCGATGGGTTTACCAGAAATAGCAAAGGAGATTTAGCCTTAACCCCCAGAGGATTAAGAAAATTAGGAATAAAACCAAAATCAAACAAATATGTTGTTATTGATGAGTCTGGTTTTTCTGCAAATGATTTTGCAGACTTTTCTGGGATCCTTGGACCGATCGTTGGATCTATTGCTGGATCTATATTTACCAGAGGCAAGCTTAAACCAAGATTTCCTGGCCTTAAAGATGTGAGTGTTAAGCAGCTAGGAATTATATCTGCTGGTACAGGCGTTGGAGCCGCTGGAGGTAAAGGTGTTGAAGAAGGCATCGAATACGTAGCTGGCTTACAAGACAACACGCCTGGCGAACTAGCCAGTCTATTAGCAACTGAAGCAGCTATCGGCGCAGGTGGAGAGGCTTTGTTTGGCCTAGGCGGAAAACTTCTTAAATATACTTTTGGTCAAAAAGCTTTAAGCAAAGGCAAGTTGGGAGCTGAAGATTTAAAAATGGCTTCTGCTATTTCTAAGACTGGAGTGGTAGACTCTAAAACAGGCAAAAGATATAAAGGCGCTGCGGCTATAGCGGCGATGGACAGTCCTTTGGCTGGTTTGTTGCAAGGAATTGCAGAAACTGTATCTAAGTATCAAGGCAGAAAAATAGGTGTAAGAAATGTTTTGGCAACAGATGCTAAAAATGTTTTTAGATCAACCAACGATTTAACGGCTGGGTTTGATAAAGAAATAGACGATCTTATAAAAACTGGTTTTGGCGACAGCGTTGCAGACGTTGCTGCTGGTAAAAAATTAGGAGCATCAATTTCAAGAGCTTTTAGAGAAAGCGAAAAAAAATTAAATACAGCTAACAGCAACGTCAGAAAAATGATGGATGATGTGTTAGGGGATTTTGACGCTTTTGCAGAATCTGCTACAACTCAAGCTGGAGAAGAAATAAGAACTTTAACAGCTCAAGGTTACAACGCTTGGTATGACGCTCAAAGCAAACTGTATGAGTCTACTGGTAAGTTTTTTGAAATACCAAGGAATTTATCAGATGATATTCTATCGTTTGAAGCTTTTGGCGGCCCAGGACTTGGCATACAAGCAAAGTTTATTGACTCAACCCCTTTAAAAGAATATGTAAGAATTATTGCTGGAGATGCGTTAGATGCTTCAGGCAAATTAAATGCAGACAAAGCTGGCGCTCAGCTAGCAGACTTACAAAAGCTAATAGATAAAACTGGTCAAAACCTAAGTTTAAAAGAGTTATTAGAGCTAAGAAGCGGACTAGCATCTGCCAATAGAATTACAGAATCTTCTAAAGAGTTTGCTTCTATTGGTTCTACTGACCGAAGCAAGCTTATCAGCATTATAGATGAAAGCTTAAGAAGATTAGAAAATGGGGATGAAATTGCTTTTAATCAGTTGCAACAATTTTTTAAACAAAATTTAGATCAATCAAGAGAAGAGATAACAAGAATAGGAAATGAGATTTTAGAATTAGATCAAATATTAAAACCCGCTATAGAAGATAGAAATCCTTTTTCTACTTTTTATCAAATTCTTCAAAGATCTAAAAAAGTTGCTGCAACTGAAGCAGACCAAGAATTAAGAGACAGAATTGTATTTAGACAAGACCCACTTGTTAATAAAGCAATAATAGAAGCTGAAGGAAAAATTTATCAAGCAGAAAATGCTTTTGTAAGAATTTCAGATGAAAAAGAAGAACTTATAAAAAAAATTAATGAACTAGAATATAAACAAAACAGTATGTCACAACCATTTTTTGAATCTGACTTACAAGATTTAAAAAGAGCCAAAAAATTGTTAACTGAAATAGAGCCAAGAAACGCAGAAGCTAGAAATGAAATTGTAGAACAAATGGGTGTATTGGAAGAAATTTATAATAGGCCTGATTTTAAATCATTAAAACAAATAGCAAAAGAAGATATGGAGGCTCTAACAAGAGAACAAAACTATTACAACAAAGTTATTGACGATATAACCGAAAACAAAAAAATAGATCCTAGAAAATTACAGGCTCAAATGCAGTCTATTAGAATTGCAAATGATTTTTATTCAAAAGGCATGGAAGCGTTTGACCAAGGTTTGTATAAAGATCTTCTGAATGATGTGGCAGCAGGTGGATTAGATATAGACAAAATATTAACTCAAGTTGTTATGAAAAAAAACAACGGCGATCAGGTTAAAAGATTGTTTGATACTTTAGACGTAGATACAGCAGCATTTAGAAAACAAAGATTTGAAGGTTCTGGCAGAGTTGATAGATCAAAAGCTCCGACAAGAAGCGCTCTAGAGTTTAGCGACACGCAAAGAAACATATTGGCAGATGCAGAAATAGACGTAAAAGATCCTGTTTTTCAAAATAAAGAACAAGTTCAAGGCATATTACAAAAAGAGTTTTTACGAGACATTGTAACCAGAGTCCAGAAAGGTTCTGATATTGTTAACTACAAACAAATAGCCAATACAATCGAAGGGTATGGTACAACTGCCGATACTTTGTTCGGGCCTACTGGCAAAAGGGAATTAGTAAAGTCTTTAAGAGAAGCAGACCAGTTTGTAAATGTTGGTACTGTAGACGAGCTCGATGATTTGCTTGCTAGAACTTCTAACGTAGATAACGTAATAGAGGATTTAACAGCAAAAGTTACAGCTCAAGCTGAATTAGATGAAATAGCAAAGCTAGATGTTTTTAAAAGAATACAAAACGGAACGATTGATTCGGAAAATATAGTTAACACTTTGTTTAAATCTGGTAACTCAGAAGAAATAGCAGCCGTAAAACAATTGCTAGGGCCAGAGTCAGTTGAGTTTAAAGAGTTTCAAACTGCGGCGATGAGAAAAATACTTAACGATTACGTCAATCCAGGAGACGACGTAATTGAAAAACTTTTTAAAGACGGAAAGTTTTACGACGCTATACTTTCTCCAAACGGATATGGGCAAGCTGTATTAAAAGAAACTTTTGGAGATGCTCAGTATGACCTTTTAAAGAAAGCTGCCGCTAGGTCTAAGTTTCTTGTTGGCGGAGAAAGAGGTGCTCAAGGTGGGGGTCTATTTACCCAAGGTTTGATGTTTAATATTATATTTAGACCTTTACAAGCATTGCCTCAATTTGGATTGTTAAGATTGTTGTCAATTGGTATGGGAGAGCCGCGTTTTGTAAAATGGTTAGCTGGAGAAATACCAGACAAGGCGTTCCTAAAAAATGATCTGCCAACTTTATATGACGCTCTTGGCGTTGGTCAGCCAATAAGAAGATCTATAGGAATACAATCAATAGCAGAGCCTGTAAGAGAAACTTCAGAATATGGACGAAGACAATTTGAAAATCAAGGAGTTGATCCAAAGTCTCCTATAGCTTTAGAGCTACCAGAAGTTGAGCCTGCTAACTTGTCAGCTCAAAATCAAACAACACCAAGTTTGAATCTTTTGGGGGGTAATATGGCTAATATGGATATTGCTCAAAGACTAGCAAATTTAAGTTAACCCTTAATTAAATAAAGATCCCAGTTATTTCTTAACACTTCTAGCCATTCTTCAATTGGCATAACTGTTACCTTATCGTTATCTTCATCCCACTCAGGATTGATTGCATACAAAGGTACGCACACCCGAATAGGCTTACGATTATATTTAAAAATTAAAACAGGGATACGGCCGTCTGTCGCTTTGCATACTTGATCCCACCACCCCTGTTGATACCAATCCCCTTCTTTATAAAACTTGCACTCTACAGCGTGATGAGGAATATTTATATCGCAAAGATCTTTAGATTGATATTGGTCTAGGTTACGTTTACAAACGTAGTCAATACCTTCAGATTCAAAAAACTCGTTTAATATTTTAGCAACGTCTCTTTCAAACGTCGCCCCTTTGGTTCTTGAGTTGATCGGCATTGTTCTTCTCCTTTAAAGTTCTTTCTTTCATTAGTAACTCTAGCTCATGCCAGCGATACATTCTTTTGTTTACATGATCCCAAAACCACCCTTTATAATCGCGTGATTTTTTTACTGGGTCTTTCATTATTTTTCCTTTTTATAATTTTTTACTAATCCCATTTCTTCTCTGTCAAAACCCAACGGATGAGGAGACAAACATTCTAGCTCATCTTTACTGAAATGAATGTAAGGTTCTGAATCTTCTTCATAAACAGGTTCTGCAATTGTACCAAATCTTACATCGTATATGTGATCCCTTTTCCAAGTATGACTGTAAACGCTGTCTGTCATTGCGTAGACAATTACAAATGGCTGATTGGTTGCTAAAGATAAAGCTGAGCCCATTCTTAGTTTGCTAGCAGAAAGTAATAAAGTGTCATACTTTGTAATACCAAAAGTTCTACATTTTACTTCCAGCCAGAAAGAAACTTCTTTTGACTCACACCAATAATCTAAGCCATAACTAACTGGTAGTTTATGACATCTAACATTCCAAAGGCCCTCTATAAAACCAGCTACACGTTCTTCGCGTTTCTGGTCATTAATGTTTTCCATTTTTGGTTTTGGTTTATCCATTAAGCTCTCCCTTTTTAAATACAATACGAACACAATATTTGCGAATAATTGCAACAAGTGTAAATACTGTTGTTTGAATAATAGAGGTCGTTAACAAGCTGGCATCAAAATAATTGCACATGTTAAGAACAAAAAAAGATAAAGGCAAAGCTATTACAACGCCAACA